CAAAAAAAATCAGACGAAATCACAGACGATATTCAAACAGCCAAGGATAATTAATGGCATATAAAATAAATCGAGATGACGAACATATCGTCATACCAGATGGCCCTGTAACTACACGAGAAGTTCGTAAGTTAATGAAACAACAAAAAACTCCTGAGTTTTATGAGTTAGAGGCTGCAGAAGTTATTGAGTGCTTTCTTGATGATGAGGATTTACAAAAAGATGCTGATGGTGAGGTAGATTGGTCAACTTATGGAAATATTAAGGCCAGAATGGTTTTTAGTAATGGTGGTGCCGATGATACAATTATTGCCCAACCAATGAATTCTGATATTAAAAGATATCCTTATCCTGGTGAGTATGTAATTATAGCAGAATATTTTGGTCGATATTATTATTCACAAAAAATAAATTTAAGAAATAGGACGGATACAAATATAGTACCTGGACTAAGTAAACCAGGAATTGCTTATTCTGCTGAAAAACTAAAAGAAAATTTACCAGTAATTAATAATCCACTCATCAGAACACTTAATGCCGAAGAAGGTGATATTACATTAGAAGGTAGGTTTGGAAATACTATTAGGTTGGGTAGTAATATAAAAGAAATTAAAAAAGATGGTAGTGTAGAAAACTTTACAGGACAATGGAATTCACCAAATGTAATTATGAGGGCAGGACAGGGTATAGAAGAATCTATTCAGAATAAACCTGTTAAAGAAGATATAAATTTAGATGGTAGTTCATTGTGGATGACTACTCGACAAATTGTACCATTTAAAAAATCGTCTGAAAAGGCACATGGGAAAACCGTTCCAAAACAATATGATGGAAAACAAATTATTATAAATTCAGATAGGATAGTTTTTAATAGTAAAAAGAATAGTATTCATGCTTTTAGTAAAAGTGAAATTAGTTTAGCGGCAGATAGACGAATGAATTTAGAATCACCTATTGTTAATTTGGCAGATAGAATGGCAGACCAACCGGCAATTGCTGGTGATGTATTAATGGATGATGTTATTTGGCCAATAGTTGATGCATTGGTTTCATTTGCAAATCAAATAGCACCATCAATGGGTTCAGTAATAGATTTTAAAATACCGATAGATAACATTATAGGACCATCAATGGAATTGGCACAAACACTTTCACAACTTAAATCTTCACACAAGGATTCACCAAAAAGTACTACGGTATTTGTTGGAAATCCTAAAGGACCTTCAGTATAATGGCAACAAGATGTAAATCAATAGCTGGACAAAAGGTAACATTAGGTCCAGGTGATATAATCATAGAGGGTTCTGAACTTATTGAGGGAAGTGCAATTTGTGATAATAGAGAAGAATATCCATTTAAATTTATGGAAATGGAATGTGTTGCAGGTGATGATGGGGCAACTGTAATTTGGCCCGATACTGGTAATGATTTGATGAGGTATGAAGAGGGGGAAGAAGTACCAATAGGAACTACATTACATAAAGGGTGTGTACTTGAAAAAGGTGTAATAAAATGTGCACCTTATATAACCCAAGATTTATCAACAGCTACTGGTGATGATACAAAGGGAAATGATGGTGATGATGGAGAGGATAATAAAGGTTTTTGTGTGGGTTCTGGTAATGTTAATTTACCATCTAAAGAAGAAAAAGATTTTCTTGCAGATATAGCAAATTTTCAAATACCTGATTTACAGGCTTGGGCACTAAGTGGGTTTACTGCTAAAGTACAAGAGATGGTGGGTAAACTTAGTGCGGCATTAGGAAAATTAACTGCAGAAGTTGATGCTATTGTATCTAAAGCAAAACTTGATCCTGAAGATGTTTGTACACCACCAGTAAAGGCAGTTATTAGACAAATGCAGGCAGTATTAAAACAATTAATGAAAATAATGCCAATATTAAAACAGATAATTCAGATAGTAAAATTAATTAATAAGATTGTAAAAATAGTAAAAAAGATTTTAAAATGGACACCACCATTTATTGTTCCTATCGTTGAATCATTATTAGCAATATTAAATCTTGCAGGATTAATAGATATGGTAGTTTCTACATTAGTAAAAACGATAGGTAAATTTACAGCAATATTACCAAGTTTACAGGCACAATTAATGAGTATACTTGCACAATGTGCAATAGATGCAGGTGGACAACCACCAAAAACTAAAGAGGAATGTGAGGCAGCTGGTGGAACTTGGATTGATCCTGATGAATTAAAAGAGTTGGAAGATATGTATAATAAGATGATAAGTGAAACACAAAATTTAGGTATGGATGAAAAAGTTGGATTTTGTTCTATAACAGAATATATAGATAAGAAATCTTGTGAAGATAATGGTGGTGTGTGGACAGATTTAGATACTGATACAAATTTTGATGATGTAGATACATCAGCATTATCAAGTGAATTGGCAAAACAAATGGAAGAATTAGAAAGATGTTTTGCAAGTCCAGAATTAAATGAATATTTAAGAGGTTTATAGTAAAGGAGTAAACAATGAAAAAACAAGAACTGATAAAGATAATCGAGTTGGTAGTTCGTAAGGAAGTTAAAAAACAAATGAATGAGATATTTATTAAAGATAATGACTCATCTTCACTTGCCGAATTAGTTACAGCTCCAACACCAAAGAAAGTTCAGAAACCTAAAAAGGAAGTAAATTACACCTCAAACGAGGCACTTAATAAAGTTCTGAATGAAACCGTTGGTGGAGTTCCACAAGGAGAAAGTGGTGAATATCCAACTATGGGTGGTGGAGTTTTTGATAGTAGTAAAATTAATCAAATTCTTGCAAGAGAAACAGGTTTAGGCGACACGGAGTCCGTAAAGGAAAAGAAACGAGAAATAGCAGCAGTTGATTCTATAAAGAAAGCTGGAGTATCAGTTGAGCAAGTTCCTGACCATGTGACGAACGCATTAACTAAAGATTATTCTAAGGTAATGAAAGCCATAGAACAAAAAAAAGGTGGAACGAACTATCGTCCATAAGAGGTGAGTAATGGCATTAGATAAACAATTTCTAAGGTATAAACTTGAGAGTATTAAAAATAAAAGAATTTTTAAAGACCAAGATACTGAAACTAAAAAAAGAATAAGAAAAGAAAATGCTAAATTATCTGCAGAAGAAGCAGATGCAATACATTCTTATTTGACTGGTGAGGATAATATAGATAAACTTGACAATAAATCCTTTTTAGAAAATAGAGCACCTGGTAATTTGTTTCTAAATCCAAAACAAGTTACGATGGGAAAAAGAAAAGAGTGGGTTGGTAATCTAAATATTAAACAAGTTCAACGAGATCCTAAAATTAAAAAAAGTGCATTATCACAAATGTTAAAAAGATTTAGGACGGTATCAAAATTTAATATAGATTTTGCAAAACAACTTATAATATTTAAAAGAATTTTTGATAAATTAAATATTATGTTTAGTTCAAGTACAATTAAAACTGATGGAATAATAGATGCTGGTGGATTTAAAAGTAAAGGTTCAATCGGAATTACAGAGGATTTTGTTGTTTCAGATACATCACCATCAGGAATAACAGTTCGTAAAAGAATTGTGGTAAAGAATGGTTTGATTGTCGGTCAAGAGGTAATTAATAATTAATAGGAGAATATAGTGGGAGCAAGAGAAAAAGATTTAAATCCAGATGTACATATTGGATTAGAACTTCCTATTGGATATTCTACTACTGGATATTTTAAACAAACTAAAACTACTCTTCAACAGGCAAAATATAATATTATAAATTTATTACAAACTATTCCTGGAGAAAGACTTGGACAACCAGCTTTTGGATCACAATTACATACTATTTTATTTGAGCCTATGAATGAAGATTTTTCTGATATTTTAGAAGATTCTATTAGGACATCAATATCAACTTGGTTGCCTTACATAAACATTAAAAACATAGATATTACATTTCCAGAATACAATGTAAATAGAGTTAATATATCGATAGATTTTGGGTTGTCATTTGAACCAGATAGATTTGAATCTGTATCAATTAATTTCGACCAATTCGAATCGGCTATTAATGAATAAGGGAGAAGAAAATGGCTACAAAGGGAGTTAGTAAAGATGTTAAATATTTAAATAAGGACTTTTCTGCATTTAGAGATGGTCTTATTGAATTTGCTAAAACATATTTCCCAAATACATATAACGATTTTAACGAAGCAGATCCAGGTATGATGTTCATAGAAATGGCATCATATGTTGGTGATACTTTGTCATATTATATGGATGAACAATTTAAAGAAAGTATGTTAGCTTTTGCTGAAGAAAAGAAAACCATATATGAAATTGCACAAGGATATGGATATAAACCAAGACAAGCATCACCTGCAACTGTAACCCTTGATGTTTTCCAAACCGTACCTGCAAATCCAAATAGTGTTGTAGATGAAAAAAGACAACCAAATGAAGATTATTGTATGCACATACCAGCTGGGATGCAAGTAACATCAGATAATGGAACGGTTTTTAGAACAACTGGTGATGTAGTATTTAGAGATTCTGGTTCGTTGAGTCCAAGACAAGATGATATATTTGAAGTTGATGATTCACAAAATATTACTAAATGGTTATTGAAGAAACAAGTTCAGGCAGTTAGTGGAACAATAGTTACTGAATATCATAGTTTTGGAGAAGTAGAACAATACAAAAGAATTGCACTTGATAGGGAACCAGTATTAGAAATAATTTCAGTAACAGATAGTGATGGTAATAGTTGGTATGAAGTTCCATTTCTTGCACAAGATACAGTATTTTCTGATTTTGAAAATACAGAGAACAATTCTCCTGATTTAGTAGCAGGTAGAAATTTTGCACCATTTTTATTAAAATTAAAAAAGACATCTAAACGATTTAAAACTTATATAAGACCAGATGGTAGAACTGAAATGAGATTTGGTTCTGGTACATCAACAAGTTCTGATGAAGAAATTATTCCAAATCCAAATTCAGTTGGTTCGAATTTACCAGGAACACCGAGTTTTCTTGATACATCTTTTGATCCAGCAAATTTTTTGAAAACAGAAACCTATGGTCAATGTCCGAGTAATACAACACTAACTATAAAATATTCTTATGGTGGTGGAATTGACGACAATGTAGCATCTAATACAATAAATAATATTACATTACAGGATCCAAAATTTGATAGTTCTCTAAGTTTAGATAGTAATTTACAGACTATAACTCAAGATTCATTAGCAGTTACAAATCCAGAACCAGGAACGGGTGGTGGAGGACCAGAAACAATTGAAGATGTTAGAACCAACGCGGCAGCTTATTTTCAAGCACAAAGTAGAGCAGTAACTAAAGACGATTATATAACTCGTGTATATTCTTTACCAGCAAAATATGGTAATATAGCAAAGGTATATATGATACAAGATGAACAAGTGGCAGCTACTGGACAGAATGAAGCAGACCCAACATTTCAACCTAATCCATTGGCATTAAATATGTATATGTTGGGATATGACAATAATAAAAAAATAGTTTCTATAAATAATGCTGTTAAGGAAAATATAAAAACATATTTAACTCAATATAGAATGATGACAGATGCAGTTCAATTAAAAGATGCGTGGGTTATTAATATTGGAATAGAATTTGCAATTTACACGAAAAAAGGATTTAATAAAAATGAAGTATTGTTAGGATGTGTAAATGCAGTAAGAAATAAATTTAATATTGATAGATGGCAAATTAATCAACCAATTATATTAGCAGATGTAGTTTCTGATATATTAAGTGTAGAAGGTGTTGCAACCGTAGTCAAACCATTTGAAAGTAGTACAGAACTTGTTTTAATAAAAAATAAATGGGGAACTATTGGTGGATTAACTTATTCTGATAATATATATGATGTTACATCCGCAACTTTTAATAGTGTAGTTTATCCATCTGTTGATCCTGCAATATTTGAAATTAAATACCCCGATACTGATATTCGAGGTAGGGTAATGGGAGATATATAATGCATTATTTTGAATTCGCAACAAAGGATACAACACTATACGAGGAAAGTCAGAGTTTAAATAGTGGACTTGATGAAATTCTTGAGGTTAGAAAAGATAAAAATGCAGATGGTTCTGTGATATATGTTTCTCGTGCTCTTATTAAATTTGATTTAACTTATATTTCACAATCTGTAGTTGATGGTCTTATATCAAATCCTACTTACTATTTGAATTTATATGATGCTAACTCACAGGGATTAAATATATCACAGACATTATATGCATATCCAGTAAGTCAATCCTGGGATGTGGGCTCTGGCCGTCAAGATTCAAATCCTATTATCGAAGATGGTGCGAGTTGGAGATATAGAGATAATGGAACAACTGAAACACAATGGTCAAGTGTTTATACTGGATCAGGTGGAACTTGGTATAGTGGTTCTGATGGACAATATAGTTTAGAAGCTTCTCAGTCATTTACACACGAAGCGGCAGATGTCAGAATGGATGTAACAGGTATTGTAAATAATTGGATTTATAGTGGTTCTTCATATGCCAATGAAGGATTTATGTTAAAGAGAAGTGGTAGTATAGGAAATTCAGATTCAAGTTTACCAGAGGGTGATACTACACATTATGGAAGATTTGTATTTTTTAGTAGAGATACCCATACGATTTATCAACCAAAACTTGAAGTAGTTTGGGATGACTCAACTTGGGCAACAGGTTCTCTATCTGCACTTTCATCTGATAATTTAGAAGATATGGTTCTTTATATGAGAGGATTACGACCTGAGTATAAGGAAAAATCAAAAGTAAAATTTAGAGTTATAGGTAGAGAAAGGTATCCAGAAAAATCTTACTCAACGAGTGGGTATAGTACGGGATATACAACAGCAAAATATCTACCAAGTGGTAGTACATACTATCAAATAAAAGATGCATATACAGAAGAAATTATTGTTCCATTTGGTAGTGGTTCGGTAGTAAGTTGTGATTCAACAGGAAATTATTTTAATTTATGGATGGATGGATTACAATCAGAAAGATTTTATAGAATAGAATATAAGGTTGTTAGTGGTAGTGGAACTGCCGATGAAACGGTAGAATTTTATGATGAGAAACATACCTTTAAAGTAGTGAGATAAAAAATGCCTTATACAAAAGATGAATTACAAAATCTTCCATTTTATCAAGGCCTAATAACCAAAGATGAAAGTGAATATTTAAAGTTGATTGAAAAAAGATCACAGTCTTGTAGTACCGATGATGGAATTCTTAGGGATAAAAAAAGTAAGAATGTTATTTTATTTGAAAATATAGTTCCAGGTCAGGGAACTGATGGTCAAAGTCATCCTGAAAATTATACTATTTCCTATCAAGGGGGATATTGGATATATGAAGATAGTGAGGAGATTAATAAAATATTCGCAAGAGAATTTACGGAACTCTAATGGCTAAGAAAAAACAATTAACATTACATCCATCAACAGGAAAGTTATCGAGATTGAATGATAAAGATTTGCCTCTTGTTGGTATAGATGGTATAAGTGATGGTGATCCAGTAGCTCCATTCGGAACTTTAAATAGTGATATAATAGAATATTGTGTTTATGATACAAATGATAATTATCTTGCATCTGGTGAACTTGAATATCCACTTCCACCATCTTTAGATATAGGTTCACATCTTAGAAATCTTGGTTATGAAAGAGGAACATATAAAATTGTTTATAATTTTCTAAGACGAATTGGTGGTTCATCTAATTATATTTTAACAAAAAAATCAGATAAAAGTATTTTTACCGATGATTATATGGTTGATACAAATGGTAAGATATATGCAAGTCATGAACCTATTCCTGGAACACAAGTTCCTTTATTGGATGAAAATGGAGTTGCAATAGAACTACTTGTACAAGATGATAAACTTTGGTTACAAGAACTATCACCATCTCGAACTGAAATAAGATTAAGACCAAATCCAGGAATTATTGATACCGATTATTTCGAGGCCTTTAGATTATTAGGTTATACTTGTTTATCTTATACTGATGTGAGTGGGGAATCTAATATAACATTTGGTAATAATGGTGATGTAGCAACAATAAATGGTGGAAATATATCATTAACAGATGCAATGAAAGGTGGAACTCTTAAAATTAGAGATGCATTTATCATTGATTATGAAGAGGTTCCAGAAGTTATATCACGATACAATCCAGTAGTTGATAATGAAACTGTACAGCCCGCCGAAAGTTTAGTAACAAATGGTCATTTTGCAAATCAAGAAAATATTGATGAATTAGGAGTAAATTCTGGAAATCATCAGATAATTACATTTGCAAATCCAGGAGCAAGTACATTTGTTTTGAGAACTTCTAATTTTGGGGATGAAACTAATGATAACAATTATCAACTTTTATTAAATGGGATACCTGGTGAAACTTATATAATGAGTTGTTGGGTTCATTGGGATCAGGCATGGCCAGAACTTACTCACCGAGAACTATTTAGTGGAAAGATAGAAGTAGGTGGAAGTGAACAAAGTTTTAGTGATAACAAACAAAGACTTAAAGTTAAAAATATAGATGGTATTGTTTGGGAACTTATGTATCAAGCAATAACACTACCATCTAATGGTGATGGTTCTTTTAAATTAAATTTAGGTAAAACAGCAGATGCAAATGTAGGTAATCGATATATAACAAATGTTCAAATAGAAGCTGGTAGTATAGCAGGACAACCAACGCCATATATGATTAGTGGTGAGAGAATAGAAGAAGAAGATGTACCAACATCAGGACTTATTACTTTTATAGACAATGATACTGTAAGAGCAACTTTTACGGATGATGATGATGGATTTATTGAAGAGATGGTCGGTGGAAAAATTTGTATTAAAGATGCTTATGTAGCAGACGAAAATTATAGTCAAGATAGTCAGATAACTATATTGGATGATGTTGAGATAGCAAACGCTGGTGCCGATGATATTGTAAAGGGTGCTGGTGAATTTCGAGTAAGTCCATATCACGGAGATGGGGCCGAAGATATATCGGGTAACTTAGGAATATGGTTACAAGTTGATTGGCAATATGGGTTAATTCATATAAAACCAAATGGTACACAGATTACGGTTAGGGCTAATTACGATAGTAATTGGAAAAAGTCTAATTATTACACAATTCCAGATTTTCAATTGGGA